CCCAACAGAAGTCTGCTTTGAACGGCAATGCACAGATGCAAATATGGCTAGGTAAGCAGCACTTGCGGCAGTCTGACAAGATAGACACGACCAGCGATAGTAGAGTAACGATTGTGATTAGTGGCGACGATAAGGATGTGTAACATGGAGATGCGAGAGTCAGTTATATCCTGCTTCACAATGTGTTGCAGGTTCAATATGTCTGTGCATGCAGAGCCGCATTGCATACTTAAGATGGTGTGCATTAAAGATGGCATGTGCACGAACTTTCAGTTACGCCACCCAAGTGAGTCATAAGTCTCATAGTTGGGTCATAACTATCCAACGAGTCTAACAAGTATCTAACTAATATCTAACAGGTATCTAACTATGTTCGAAAAGACCCCCGACCAGAAGGCAGCAACTAAACTGTTAGCGTCGGGTGCAAAGCATGTGCTTTTATATGGGGGCTCAAGAAGTGGCAAAACCTTCCTTCTGGTATACTCGATTATTATTAGGGCACTCAAGGCTCCGAACACTCGACACGCTATATTCAGACTTCATTTTAATCACGCGAAGCAGTCGGTATTCAACGAGACTATACCCAACGTTATGCGCATCTGCTTTCCTACTTTGCCTGTCACTTATAACCAGGTCGACTGCACCGTTACTTTTCATAATGGCTCTTCTATTGTTGTTGGTGGTCTAGACGACAAGGAACGAACCGAGAAGATTCTTGGTCTTGAGTTCTCGACTATATATCTTAATGAAGCATCGCAGATACCCTTCTCTTCATATCAAATCGCACAGACACGTCTTGCCCAAAAGAGCGAACTACGTAATAAGATATACGTCGATTGCAATCCCCCGGTGAAGTCGCACTGGATATATAAATACTTCATTAAGAACATCGACCCAGTGTCCAGTCTCCCGCATGACCGACCAGAGCAATTCGCCAACATGCGTCTTAATCCAGACGGCAATCGATGCAACCTAGCAGAGGACTACATCGAAGGCACGCTGGGTGGATTGTCAGAACGTGAACGCAGACGATATCGAGATGGAGAGTTCCTAGATGATAACCCATATGCTCTATTCAAGCACGAAGCAATTGATGCTGGTCGAATCCTCTCCACTCGAGGGATGCGCTTTAATCGCGTCGTGGTCGGTGTTGACCCTGCTGTTACTTCTTCTGATACGGCTGATTACACAGGTATCGTCGTTGTGGCAAGTAGCGATAATGGGCACTACTATGTGCTTGCTGATTATTCTTGCATTGCTTCTCCTCTCGTGTGGGCGGGTGAAGTAGTCAAAGCGTATCACACGCATCAGGCGGATAGAATCATCGGTGAAGTGAATAACGGAGGCGACTTGATTGAGACCACGATTCGTACTATTGACCCGTCGGTATCTTACAGAAAGGTTACTGCGACACGCGGGAAGAGTATTCGTGCTGAACCCATTGCCGCGCTTTATGAGCAAGGTAAGGTTCATCACGTGGGCGCATTGCAGGACCTCGAGGACCAGATGTGCGAATGGACGCCGAACGACCCAAAAGCCAAATCCCCAGATAGAATGGACGCCTTGGTTTGGGCAATCACAGAACTCATGCAACACGGTAAGATGTCGTATAATATCATTGGAGGAGAACGAAGATGACTACAGAACTTATCCATTTAAACATTCCACCACCCGAGACCGATGAGTATGCGCAGTTGGTTGAAGACATCGCTCTTGCCGTGGCTGAATTAATCATATCAAATCCGACAACAACTACAACAACTACAACAACGTGATATCATGAAATTCGTCGACGAAATCCGAAGGCGGCTGGCTCCTGCAGAACCAGTCACCACAACACCTCAACCTAAAACCGAGATAGTAGGGGGTGCCAGTGACAAGAGACCTGAATACATGCGTCAGGGCATGCTAACACCTGAAGAGTCACATCTCAAGTGCGTGAGGAAATGGCGGAAGGTATATCGCAGGGGCGGACCCGCTGCTACATGTATCGATGTTTTTCCACAGTTCGTATTGAGCAATGGTTACGAATTCTGCGCAGAAGAAGAAGACAGTGCGCTGAAAGAGAAGGTCGAAGAGTGGGCCGACCAGCAACATGTGAACTTCGACCAGGTATTATGGCAGGGTGTTCTCGATGCCGTCATCTGCGGTACTGCCTTTCAGGAGATTATACCGGACAGCGGGCAATATGGGATATGGGGGATTGTCCCACGAGATGCATCCTCATTCAGGATGGTGTACGACAAGTATGGTCGAATCACATCCTATGAACAAATCGTCGATGAGGGTTTTAATGGCCTTGACGAGCGCGTTGTTCGAATACAACCAGCGTCACTGTTATCCATTAGTCTGTTTACAGTGCCCGGCGAAATGTATGGTGCATCTCTTGTGGAGCGAGCGTATGACGACATCATGCGCGACGCTGATATGATTGAATCGATTACTTGCGGAGTTCATAGACATGGCACTGCGAAGAACCACGTACGAGTGGGCATACCAGGCGAATCCGTTGGCAGCATCGACCTTTCAGATATTAAGCGAATGTATGAACGCGTCGGTGCGCGAAATGATTGGATTACAGACGCAAATGTCGAGATACGTGCGATTGACTCCACATTGTCGAACCTGGAAAGTTATTCGAACATTACACTTCAGCGTCTTGCAGCAGCGTTTGGCATCCCGGATGAACTCCTCGGTCTTGGCAGAGGAAGTACTGAAGCAACTGCTAGTGTTCGAATTAGGGCGTTCTTTGGGACAATCACGACGCTGCAAAATATTGTGGCGCGCGTATACTCACAGAATATCCTTGACCGAATCACCGGAGTTCCCGGGTCGGTCTGGTTAGAGTTCAATGAGGTATCCGATGAGTCATTCTTCAAGTATGCGTCTGCCATCGCTACACTCCGAACCGGTATGGATGCCGATGCTATTGTTCCGGCTGATTGGGCGAGGGAGAAACTCGGTATCCCTGCTGATGACGACCCCTTACGCCAAGGTATTGCTGAAATGGTACTTGAACGGAAAGCCAACCCGCCTAATCCCTTTGGAGGTGGCGATGAAAATGTGGCGCCTGTGAAGGAGAAAGAGGGCAAGTCGAAGACCGAAGAGCAGATGCCTGAAAAGAAGTTGATGTAACATGGCCTCGATACCAATTCGCAAAGACCCGGGGGGGTTCCGGACTGTGGAGTTAGCCAATGCCCGCATTCTAGCGAATTTGGTGCTCGACTTCGAGGAGTTGGTCCTGCGCAACCTGGCTCGTGTTAAGGGTCGGGAACTCGCATCCCTTATTCCAAGTAGCATATCCAGCAAGTTCTGGAAGGCCGCGCTTGTCGTTCCATCCCCATCAGAGTTAATGATGATGTTCGATACAGTCGACCAAGTTGAGATGGTTCTTGATAAGGAACCCGCAAGTCGAGCAGCACAACGTATCGTGTGGACTGCACAAGCGCATGGCATTAAGTGGGCAACCCAGAACCTCATACGCGCGGGACTAGAGAAACCCGACCAAGTTGCATGGGCTGGTGGGGGTAAGTTTGGCATCACAGACAAGATACCCTCACCAACGACTGCCAGACCATTTACCTTACCACCAGACCCGAAAATGATAGCGCTATACAAAGAGCGTGTACAAAGCGAAATAAAGGCTCTGACAAGCGCCCAAAGCACTGCTATCAAAAGAGCCATCACATTGGGGTTCCAGAAGGGCGAGACGGTCCAGCAGATAGCAAAACGCGTGAAAGGTGTCACCGAGATGGCCAAGAGTAAGGCTGTCACCATCGCGCGCACGGAAACACTCGCAGCCGGGAATGCGGCAGCCAAGCAGCGATACTCTGATGCGGGTGTTGAGAAGGTAGAATGGATAGCCGCTTACGATGACCGCATCTGCGAAGAGTGCGAGAGTTTGCACGGTAACATTTACCCCATCGGGGACACACCAGAAATACCCGTGCATCCGAATTGCAGGTGCACGTTAATCCCATACAGAGAAAAGGAGGAGTAATACATGACGTTTCCAATTTCTAAACAGGCCCCCAAGTTAACTCTCGGGGAATATGTAGCGCACGGTTACGCGGGCGCAGGGGCGAAGATGGTATACGGCCAGGGATATAATCCTGGCATCACAGGCGAGAATCGCGAATCCGTATGGCCAGTCGGTGGCAACTACGCTTTCATGTCAGCAGCCGCACACCTGGATATCGTATCCTCAAGTGCGACCGATGATGACTCGTCTAACACAGGCGCGCAGATTGTTCAGTTAACTTATCTCGATTCCGATTATGTTGAGCATGTCGCCGAATACAGCATGAATGGAACTGCCGATGTCGAAACGGCAACCGATGTGTTCCGTGTTAACGACTTCCGTGTTGTTGGTGGCCTCGCAGCAGTAGGCACTATCACAGCCGAACTTCACGGCGGCACAACCACACAAGCATCGATTGGTATCGGTGAGACCCGGGACCGTCAGTTGGTCTATACTGTTCCCAATGGCTTCAATCTTCACCTAGCAGCCTTCGCATGGGCATCCTCGGGTGCTGACACAAAAGGGTATATGAGATACACCCTGATGAGCAACTACGATGACAGCGTTGGCGAAGTGGGCACTATCTTCTACCCGTTGATGGAAGTCAGCGTCCAGAACGCAGGCCTCGTATACTCGATGCCAGTCCCGCTTGTATTACCAGAACACACTGATGTATATATGTCAGTGATAGGTGACGCAGCAACGCTCACCGCAGCAGCCACATCATCCTGGCGTGGTATGCTCATACCGAACGCATAATCATGCAACAGCCAATGACATGTAAAGAGTGTGGAGGCCACTGTTGTTATCAGCGCATTTCGTTTCACCCAAAGGAATGGCAGGCACTTCATAAGTACGGCAACAAAGAGCAAATCAAAGCCAAG